AAAACATGGCCTTGCGAATCGAGCAGGCCATCCGTGACGCCTATTCGAAGAAGGGCCAGCAATGAGCGCTGACATGGTTCAACAGATGCGGCGTGCCCGCAGCGAGAGCATCCGCTGGTTCCTGCTGGTGGCGCTGAACGTGGCAAGGCCTGCAGGCACCGGGACACCGATCCTGATGAGCGTCATCCAGGCCTCCTACACCGACGCCACCGAGCAGGAAATCCGGCGCGAGCTGGACTACCTGGAGGACCGCAAGCTGGTCAGCATCACGCGCGATCCGCTCGACCGCTGGCAGTGCGAGCTGACGCACTACGGCGTGGACATCGTGGAGTACACGAGCGAGTGCTTCCCGGGCATCGCACGGCCCAAGCTCACCGCTTGATCATGGGCGAGCGCAGCAAGATCCTGGAGCTGCCGGAGGCCACGCGCTCCGAGCTGGACAAGCGCCTGGTGGCCGGTGGCTTCAGCGGCTATGTGGAGCTGGAGGCGTGGCTGAAGGCGCAGGGCTTCGAGGTGGGCAAGAGCAGCATCCACCGCTACGGCAGCCAGATGGAGCGGCGCCTGGCCGAGCTGCGCCGCTCCACACAGGAGGCGCGCGCGCTGGTGGAGGCCGCGCCCGATGACACCGACGCGATGGCGCGGGCCACGATGCAGATGCTGCAGCAGCGCCTGTTCGGCCTGCTGCGCGACATGGACGAGATCGACCCCGACTCGGTCGACATCGCCAAGATCGCCAAGGCAATGGCGCCGCTGGTGCGGGCCTCGATTGCCCAGCAGGAATTCATGCGCGACGTGAAGGAGCGGGCGGCCCATGCCGCCGATGCCGCCGACCGCATTGCAAAGACCGGCGGGCTGTCCGCCGACTCGGCGGCGGAGATTCGCCGCGCCATCTTGGGCATTGCCCAGTGAGGATTCCTGTGGAAGTCAAACCGATTCAGCGCGCCACCATCGGCCGCATCGTCACCGTCGTGGGCGTGGGCGCTCAAAGCAACGGCGCCGTCAGCGCGGCGGGCATCGTCACCCGTGTGTGGGGCGAACCGACCGAGGGCGGCAAACAGATGGTCAACCTGACTGTCTTTCCCGACTTCGCGCCGCCTATCCCGCAGGGCTCGGTCTGGCTCTATGCCAGCGCCAAGGATGCGCTGGACTCGGTGTCCGGCGTGACCGGCATCGAGCAGTTCGCGGCGTACGTGCCGGAGCGGGCATGAGCGCGCTGCATTCGTCGTCGGCTGACGTTGAAGCCGAGATCGTTGCCAAGGGCCTGACCGCGCCGCGCATCACGCCTGCCGACATCGAAGCGCAGATCGTCGGAGAGCACTACTTCACCGCTGCTGATGGCGTGAATGGCGCCGCCTGGTTGGACGCAATGGACGTTGCCGGCTACGTGCACGCGTTCTCTGCGCCGGTTCCCGACACGCCGCTGACGTTGCTTACCTTCTGCGTGCTTGTGCTTCGCAATGGCTTCACTGTCACCGGCGAGTCGGCATGCGCGAGCCCTGAGAACTTCGATGCTGATCTGGGCAAGAAGATCGCCCGTCAGGCTGCGTTCAATAAGGTCTGGCCGCTGATGGGCTACGAGCTGCGCAGCAAGCTGGCTGCAGGGTAACGGTGGACTCCATCCCGGTCGAGCTGCCCAACACGGCCGGCGCTGATGTGCCGGCCGTCTTGCTGCCGTACCAGCAGCGGTGGATTGCCGACACCAGCCCGTTCAAGATGGCGGAGAAGAGCCGCCGCACGGGCCTGACCTGGGCCGAGGCGGCGGACGACGTATTGACGGCCAGCAGCTCGCGCGAGGCGGGTGGGCAGAACGTCTACTACATCGCCTACAACCAGGACATGACCATCGAGTACATCCAGGCGTGCTCGATGTGGGCGAAGGCGTTCAACCGGGCGGCTGACGAGATCGAAGAGGGCTTCTGGGAAGAGGCCGACGAAGACAAGCACATCAAGACCTTCACCATCCGGTTCCCTGGCTCGGGCTTCCGTGTGGTGGCGCTCAGCTCGCGGCCCAGCAATCTGCGCGGTCGGCAGGGCATCATCGTCATCGACGAGGCGGCCTTCCACGACAAGCTGGACGAGCTGCTCAAGGCGGCGATGGCAATGCTGATCTGGGGCGGCAAGGTGCGAGTGATCAGCACGCACAACGGCACCGAGAACCCGTTCAACGTGCTGTTGAATGAGCTTCGCGCCAAGACGCGCAGCGGCACCGTTCATCACATTCCCTTCCGCGAGGCGGTGCTGCAGGGCCTTTACCGCCGCGTGTGCCTGCGCCTGGGCAAGACGTGGACTGCCGAGGATGAGGCGACGTGGATGGCGGGCGTGTACAGCTTCTACGGTGCCGGTGCGGCCGAGGAGCTGGACTGCATTCCGGCCAATGGCGGCGGCGCCTGGCTGAGCCGTGCGCTGATCGAGAGCCGCATGTCCAAGGACTTGAAGGTGCTGCGCTGGGAGTGCAAGGCCGGCTTCGAGCAGCTGCCCGACCACATCCGCCGCGCCGACTGCCAGGACTGGCTCGACAGGGAAGTACTCCCGGAGCTGCTCAAGCTGGACCCGGCGTTGGCGAGCGGCTTCGGCGAAGACTTCGGCCGCACCGGCGACCTGACCGTGATCGCGCCGTGGCAGCTGCTGCAGAACCTGAAGCGCCGCTACCCCTTCCTGGTTGAGCTGCGCAACGTGCCGTTCAAGCAGCAGGAGCAGGTGCTGTTCTTCATCGTCGACCACCTGCCGCGCCTGCGCAAGGGCGCGTTGGACGCACGCGGCAACGGGCAGTACCTCGCCGAGGTCGCGATGCAGCGCTACGGCGCGCTCGTGATTGAGCAGGTGATGCTGAGCGAGACCTGGTACCGAGAGAACACGGCGCCCTTCAAGGCCGCGTTTGAAGACGACGGCATCGAGCTGCCGGCGGACGCCGACACGCTCAACGACCTGCGCGCCTTGGAAGTCGTCAAGGGCGTGCCCCGCATCCCGGACAAGCGCACGACCGACAGCGACGGCAACAAGCGGCACGGCGACTCCGCCGTGGCCCTGCTGCTGGGCGACTACGCCAGCCGCTGCGATTTCTCGCCCATCGAGTTCGAGAGCACCGAAGACTCGCGGGCTGGCGATGAGCTGGCCGACTACCTGGAGACCTGACGATGGCCGATACCGAAGCCAGCACCAAGCCCGCGACCGGCGAGATCGCCGCGATTGACCGGGACATCAACCGCGTCTTCTTCGGCGGTATCCAGTTCAACGAAGACGACACGCTCAAGACACGCGCCGCAGGCAAGGGCCTGAAGGTCTACCAGGAGCTGAAGCGCGACGCGCACGCGGGCGCGGTGCTGGCCAAGCGCAAGCTGGCCGTGACCGGGCGGCCTTGGGTGGTGGAACCTGCCAGCGAGGCGCCGGCCGACGTGGCCGCCGCCGACCTGGTGCGCGACTACCTGGCGGGCATGCAGTTCAACGCCCTCTGCAAGCGCCTGCTGGAGGCCACGCTGCAGGGCTTTGCCGTGGTGGAGGTGATGTGGGCGGTGAAGGACGGCAAGCTGCTGCCCGAGAAGCTGAAGGCGCGCAATGCGCGGCGCTTCACGTTCGACATCAAGGACGAGATGCGGCTACTGACGCGCGAGGCGCCGCTGCTGGGTGAAGAGCTGCCGCCTCGGAAGTTCATCGTCCACCGCCGCGGTGCCGACACCGAGGACAGCCCCTACGGCGAGGCCGTGGGCAGCATGCTGTTCTGGCCGGTGTTCTTCAAGCGCAACGGCATCACGTTCTGGCTGACCTTTGCCGACAAGTTCGGCTCGCCCACGGCGCTGGGAAAGTACCCGCCCAATGCACAGCAGACCGAGCAGAAGAAGCTGCTGGGCGCGCTGAAGGCGATCAGCCGCGAGAGCGGCGTGATCATCCCGGAGGGGATGACCATCGACCTGATCGAGGCGTCTCGCAGCGGCACGGTGGACACCTACGAGAAGCTCGTGCGCTACATGGACGAGCTGATCAGCAAGGCGGTGCTGGGCGAGACGATGAGCACGACGGCGTCGTCGGCCGGCATGGGCAGCAGCCAAGCCAACGTGCAGGACGACGTGCGGCTGGAGGTGGCGAAGGACGACGCCGACGAGCTGGACGAGACGCTGAAGACAACGCTGGTGACCTGGATCACCGAGCTGAACGTGCCGGGTGCGAAGCCGCCGACCGTGCGCCGCGTGTTCGACGAGCCCGAGGACACCGCCAAGCTGGCCGAGCGCGATCAGAAGCTGGTGCAGATGGGCTGGGAGCCCAGCGAGCAGTACATCCAGCAGACCTACGGCGATGGCTGGACGAAGAAGGCGCCTGCGCCGGTACCGCCGGCGTTGGCGGGGGGCTTCCCGGGCGGCGCCGTCGACGAACCAGCCGATTTTGCCGAGGGCGCGCCGCTGGGCGCGGCCACTGCGCAGCGCGCGTTCAACAAGGCGCGGGCGGAGGCGATCCGCTCGGGCGCCGAGCAGCTGGCCGGCGAGTGGAAGCAGCTGATGGGCCGGCCGGTGGAGGAGCTGGTGTCGATGCTGGAGAACAGCGGCGACCTGGTCGCGTTCCGCGAGGGCATGGCGCGGCTGCTGGATGCCAAGCCGGACCCGGCGACGGTGGAGACCATCGCGCGGGCCACGTTCGCGGGCAATGTGATCGGGCGCGGGCTGGCGGTGAAGAAGCCGGGGCTGCTGGGCAAGTTCGCAGGCCTTTTGAAGAGGGGTTGAGCGATGGGCAAGCGCCATCGCTCCGGTCGTCGTGTATCCCAGGTGCGCAAGCAGCGGCGCGAGACGGTCTACAAGATGAAGCGCAAGCGCTGTTATGGGACGGTGCCGTGCTTCGTGTGCGGCCGGCACGTCGACGAGGTGGACGCGACGCTGGAGCACGTCCTGCCCTTGAGCAAGGGCGGCACGGATGCCATGAGCAACCTCGACATCTCGCACGCGCAGTGCAACCACCAGCGAGGCGCAGCCGATGGCCGCTGAGCTGCGCTTTGACCTTGAGCCGCGCAAGGCGCTGGAGTTCTTCCGCGGCAAGGGCTACACGACGAGCTTCGGCTGGCAGGAGGTGTGGCAGTACGAGCATGACCTGGCGTTCACGGTCGCGAAGATGATGTACGTCGACCTGCTGCGCGATGTGCGCATGGCGGTGGACAAGGCCATCAGCGAAGGGCAGACGCTGGAGCAGTTCAAGGACCAGCTCAAGCCGCGCCTGGTGGAGGCGGGCTGGTGGGGCAAGGCCGAGATGACGGACCCGCAGACAGGCGAGGAGCAGCTGGTGCAGCTGGGCTCGCCGAGGCGGCTGCAAACCATCTTCGAGACGAACATCCAGACGAGCTACGCGGCCGGGCATTGGGCGCAGATCCGCATGACGAAGGCGGACGCGCCGTACCTGATGTACGACGCGGTGAACGACGCGCGCACGCGGCCGGAGCATGCGGCGTGGGATGGCCTGGTGTTGCGGGCCGATGACCCGTGGTGGATGACGCACTTCCCGCCGAACGACTTCGGTTGCCGCTGCGGAACGATCCAGCTCAGCGCCGACCAGGCTGCAGCGATGGGCAAGGCCGAGCCGGACCAGGCGCCGCCGGACCAGATGCGCCAGTACACGAACCCGCGCACGGGCGAAGTGAGCGAGGTGCCGAAGGGCGTCGGGCCCGGCTTTGCCTACGCGCCGGGCAGCAGCCGCATCGAGATGCAGCGCGACTTGTTGGCTGAGAAAGAGAAGGCGTTCCGCGATGGGAAGTGACATCAAGGTCAAGGTCGAGGACACGGGCATCCGCCCGGCCATCGAGAAGGTACGGCTGGGCCTGCCGCTGGGCGGGCGGATGCGGCCGCTGTGGGAGAACATCGGCCGCGTGCTGAAGACCTCGGTGCAGCTGCGCTTTCGCAAGCAGGTGGGGCCTGACGGCATGGCGTGGAAGAAGAGCTGGCGGGCCGAGCACGAGGGCGGCCAGACGCTGAGCCTGTCGCGCCGGCTGCGCAACTCGATCACCTACGAGGCGAGCGAGACGAGCGTGACGGTGGGCACGAACGTGGCCTATGCAGCTGCGCATCAGTTTGGCGCCACGATCCGCGCGAAGGCGGGGCCGTTCCTGTCGATCCCGGTGACGCCGCAGGCGCGCGCTGCGGGCAGCCCGCGCAACTTCCCAGGCCTGCATGTCGTGCAGAGCTTGAAGGGGCAATTCATGTTGGTCGACGAGAAGGGCGTCGTGCAGTACTTGCTGCGCAAGCAGGTGGTGTTGCCGGCACGGCCGTTCCTGGGCGTGAATGAGGCGGACGAGAAGGAGATCGTCGCGGCGTCGGAGCGCTTCTATGAGGAGCAGTG